CCAGAAGACTTGTATTTACCTTTAACTTCGTCTTTAAGACCGAAAGGACTGTCTTGTTTATTTGCTTTAGGCATTTTACCGTCTTTTTTTACGGCTTCAGCACTTTTAGCTGTTTCTCTTACTCCAGGTTTTTTACCAGATCCATATTCACCTACCATTTTAATGGTTTCGTTTACTAACATGTTAGTGTAAAAATTAGGATCTTTTTTAAGATTTTTCAAAACTTTGCTTTGGGCTTCTTTAATAGTATCAACATTAATGGTTTTACCAGAAGTTGTAATTTCATAGTCCATTCCATTTTCAAATTCGTAGATATTAACTTTATCTATATCACGAACTACAGGAAGAGTATACTTATCAAAGTAAGATTTATTAGGATTACTCATGGTAATAAATATGTATTATCCTTGTCCTACGTATCTTTTTACGTAATTTTTACTTGATTTTGATTTACTTGCTTTTGTTTTAGCATGAATTCCAGGACGTCTACGTTTAGGTTTTACTTGAAAAACTTTAATCGACGATGTTTTTGTTTTTACCTTTGCCATTTTCCTTTATTTGTTTTAAGTTTTGATACAACGTTGCGGTTTCTTTGATTAACTGTTCTAAATAAGCTTCGGTGCGTTTATTATACGCAACATCATTGCTTTCACTTAAATCTTGTCTAAGTTTTTTAGTGTAACCAGCGATTTTGTTTACTTCTTGTAAACGTTTTTTTATTTCTTTAATCGCAACGTGCATCTGTGTAGATGGCTTAACTACTTCAGTTTGTTTTTTAAACTGACTATAACGTGATTCGTTTAATTTTTGTTTATTTACTATAGTATCATAATTAGCCATAGTAAGAGTATTACCTGTTGTGCTTAATTTAATAACGTTTTCAGTAACATTATGAAGATCCATATCTGTTTTAGCATCTTCACGAGCATATTCTAATAAACGAATAAATAAAGGAACATCAGTTTTAATTGTGTCTTTTGGATTAGTAGCTTCTTTTAAGCCTCCTTTACCAGCCCAAAGATACTTAGCGTCAATCATTTCACTAGGTTTTACTTCTCTGTATCCAATATTTTTATATGCACTTAAGTCTTTAGCACCTGGTGTGAATACAGAAGGAACTCCTTTACCATTTTTAGGTGGTTTTTGGAATATTTTTTGTTTAGTCTCGTTTTTTGGTTTTTTACCTTGATGTTGGTAACCAACGCCTGTTTGAAATCCACTAGTAGCACCAGCTCCAGTAGACATTTCTTTTAAGCGTTTTTCAGCAAATTTTTTAATTCTTTCTTTAAGCTGTTTTTTGTTCATTAAATTACTTTTTTAATTTCGCTTAACAACTCATAATATTGCAACAAATTAATTAAATGTTCTTCTTTAGGAGCTTCATTTTTCTGAATAGGTTTAATTAACTTGATACCTTCGTTTATTTTAATTTTAGTAACGGGTTCTTGAATTTTTTCTGCAAAACTATTTAAAGTAAGTTTTAAGTAATTATAATGATCGTTTACTACTTTTTTTAATTTAGCAGAATCATTAATATTATTTATGTATTCTTTTAATATAACTTTTTGTTGAGGAGTAAAATTACTGTATTTATCGTTGAATTTTTCTATCAACATTCTATAGGTTAAAATACGAATATCTTTACTTTCTTGTAAAAATTCTTTTATTTCCTCGTTTTCTTTATTAATAATTTCTTTTTGAGTTAAGTGTTCTAAAAGAGTAATTTTACTATTTACTACTTGTTTAGGATCTGTAAAGTATGGTAAACGATACGATTCTAACAATGTGTAAACACTAGCACTAGTTTTATAGTTATTTATTTTATTTCTGAAAAAATTATTTAAGTCGTAATGTTTCTTAATTTCTTTAATTAAGTTATATTTTTCTTTATTTAATTTTTGTAAATCAAATTTTAAAGCTGACTCAGCAATTGTTTGTAATATAGTTTCTGCTTTACCTTCTGTAAATTTCTCTTGAGTATTTACTAAGTTATAAAGTCTTTGCTCTTTAGCTAATTCAGTATTCGAAAAATATTTCTTTAAAATCTTTACTGAAGGAGAATCTCCAGTAGTCAAAACGTCATTAGTTACTTGACGAACTAATAGTTCAAAAATAATTCCAGTATTTTTATACTTTGAATGTTTAATTTGATTCATGTGAAGCTCTAATAATAAATATGTATTGGGATTACAAAGGCATAATATTGTCTTCACTTAGTAAACCATCGTCGTCTTTACTTTCAAATAAATTGATTTTTCTAGTTTCAGGTTTAGGCATCATGTCAAACATAAATTTATTTTTGTAGTATTGAGCTTTACTTTCTAAAGCTAAAGGACTACCACCTTTATGATTAGTTTTACCATACTTATCTTCTCCATCGTCTGATGATGAGTATTCTTTACGACCTAAAGCATCTTTACCAAATGGACTTTGTTGAGTATCTTTAATACTAGTCTTTTCTTGAGGTCTACCAGGTAATCTTACAATATTAGGCTCATTTTCATCATATCCCATAGGAACATCAGTTGGAGCATTCGGTACTTGAGTGTATCTTCCTTTACCGTAAATTGTAGCTAATTGGTGTGGTGTTCCATATGCTTGTCCTGTTTCTGCTGGGTCGTTTCCTTCTTCTTCTACTTGTTTCATTCTAAACAAGCGCTTCTTATCTTCTACTACTAAGTCTCTCAACTCATCAATTTCATCTTCACTGAAATGGAATACATTATCATAAATCCAATCACTAGACATCAATCCACTTTCCATAATACTCTTAGCTAATTCAACTTTTTCTTTCAACAACGTAATTCGTTCTTGATCATAAATAATTGATGGTGTAGTTAAACTAAGTTCAAAATTTGTCATAGCTTCACCGTCATATCCCTGAGTATACAAGTGAACTAGTGCAATTTTGGTTAATTCACTTACTAAGATTCTTTGAATTCGTTCAATTGTGCGAGCAAAACGAATATCTTCAGCGGCTAACGTTGCTTTACCAGTTAAGTCTTTTTCATAACCCATAAACGCTTTAGGAACTTTAAGAGCAGCAAATAATTTTTCTCTTAAGTATTCTACGTCTTTAATTCCGTCGTATTCTAAACCTTTTACAGAATCAATTTTAGTTGTTGTGTCATTACCTCTTACAGGAATATAATAATCTTCCAACATATTCATTACGTTGTATTTTAAATTATATTGGCCTGTTTTATCGTCAATAAATGGAGTTTTTTTCAATTTAGACACCATTTTTTGCATGTAGTTTTCTACTTCGTTTGGAGGAATTGATCCAATATTGATGTAAAATAAACGACGATCTGGGGCACGAGTAATACGATGAATTAACATCGCATCTTCCATCAAAATATACTGTTTAAATAATTTACGAGCTGGTTCTAAATAACTTCTACCGTATGGAAGATAATTAAGATCACTCAATAATCTAAAGTGAGCCATTTCATAATTTTCAAAATAAAATGCGTTTTCATCTTTTTGTCCTCCACCATAGCTTGCCCATCCTCCAGCTGTTGTTCCGTAACCAGCAGCTGCTGCTGCATCATATTTAAATCTTACATAAGATGGATTTTTTGGATCCATTCCTTCTTCTCTTAAAATATTAAAAGCTGAGAATGGAATTACTTGATATACTCCAAATTTTTCAGCAATTTCTAGTTTTAAGAAAAAATCACCATACTTACACATATTTCTTGTCCATGACCATAAGTTAAACTCAATGTTTAACACATCATAAAACAAGTTATACAATATTTTTTGAATATTTTCGTCTGCACTACGAATATGAAGCATTTCTCCAGATTCGTTTCTTAAAGTACATTCATCTGCTATAATATCTAACGCACTACTTACAATAGCATCAGTATCCATTGCTTCATAATCACTGTAAAGTTGAGGACGAAGTGATGGATAGTTAATAGCCATCTGTCCAGCATAAGCTGCAATTCCAGATGTTGTATAAATTCTACTAAATCTATCTACAACAGAGTTGGTTGCTAATACCCCAGTTGTTTGAATATTATTTGTATCTAGTATTTTTAGTTCGTCTCCTCCTACATTTCTAATGATAACATCAGAACTAAAAAGTCGTTTTAAATTGTCAAATATAGCCATTCTATTGTATGATAATAAATATTATTAAATTAACCAAGTTAAATCCATCATTTGTCCATTACCCATATCCATCTTCCACTGATCAGGAATTCCATTTCCTCCTCCTATTCCTCTATAACTACCACCTTGATATACACCAGATCCTACAGACATTGTTGTTTTTCCAAAATTTTCTAAACTTGCTATAGTTAACTGATCTCCAGTTTGTTTATATTTAAGACTTGTGTCTCTTAAAAACATACAAATGCCTAAAGCCATTACTAAGTCATCATTATAACCATCTTGTGCTTGGGCTTTACCATGTTTCCAAATAAACGTTCTTAATTCTTCTAAAGTACGTTTACTTTGAATAGTTACACTTTTTTCATGTAAATAACTAATCATTTTACCAATAACTAATGGACGAGTACGTAAAGTTGTACTAAAACCAGGTACCATACCTTGTCCTGAGTCAAATTTATTTAAATACATGTCTACATTAGTAAGAGCTGCATCTTGACGTGGGCTATAATACATGTTTGGATATCCTCTTTCAATAGCTGTTTGAACTACGTCCCATCCTACGTTAGCATTTTCAATTACCAATAAAGCATTGTTGTATTCGCTAGCTATACCCACTAAAAAGTGACCATAATCACGAGTTCCTATTTGTCCTTTATATTCTGCTACTTGTGTATTAGTTTCTATGTCAAAAACATGGAAAGCACTGTAGTCTTTTCCGTCTCCTCGAGCACAGTCAGCAACTACCGCATACATTTTAGAATAATCTGGTCTTTCAAATACCCAAAGATTACCATCTAAACCTCTACGTTCTAAAGGTTCTTTTGCTTGAATTAAATACCAGTTTAAAATAGTAGGATCAATAGCTGTGTCTCCAGATGTTGTAAAATCACAATCACATTCTTGAGCTGCCATTCTAGGTCCTAAATCTATATCTTGTTGATCTCTCCAAGCTTGATCTCGTTCAGGATGCACATCCCATGGTAATTTAATTGGAAGAAAACTATTCTTATCTTCTTCTGCTTTAACCCAAGTTCTATGGAACCAGTTTCCAGTACCATATGGGGTAGATATAGCAATACACCCACCACCTGTTGCGAGGGTTTGTTGGGCTGATACGAATACTTCTTCAATATTATCAATGAACGCGGCCTCGTCAATGAGTAATAAAGATACGGCTTCACTTCGCGCACTATCACTAGCAGCTGACACGGCTTTCATTTGACTACCATTTGATAATCGTATACTTAATTTGTTGTTTTCTAAAGATTTAATTTTCATCCAACTAGGTAAATTATCATATCCAAATTTTACTTTAGTTACCATGTTTTTGGCTGTTTCTGTTTTAGTAGCAATACATAATATGTTTTTATCTGTATTAAAAAGCATAAGCCATAAAGCATATGCTGAGCTTAATGTACTGATGCCTAACTGGCGAGATTTGTTTATTATATTAAATTTATTTTTTAAAAATAATCGTAATACACTTTCTTGAAACGGATACAAATTAAAATGAACTCTACCTTTAGTAGGGTGTTGAATCATGTAGTATTTTTTACAAAAATAAACAGGATCTTGTTTACACCTAATAAGTTCTTGTTGAATAGCTTCTTTTATAGAAAGCTGTTTTGGAACATCGTTTAATTCACTCATAACAATACTATTAAAAATATACTAACAGCTGCTACTAAGCCTGTGAGTATGTATGATTTATTTAATTTAGTTTGTAAATCACTTACTTGATTTTCTTTTTCTTTTATTACTCCTTTATAATTGTTAACTATACTATCTTGTCTAGTTTCATTCTTTTTATATAGAGCAATTTGAACGTCACTAACTTTTATTGTAGAATCTTGAGATTTAATTATTTTACTTTGAGTTTTAACAGTATCTCTACAAACAATAAGTTGGTTTTGTAAATAGTCTCTTTCTATTTTTACCTCTAATGCTTTTCGTAAAGCAGAAACAGGCACTACTACATTAGTATCACTTGAAAGTTTTTGTGAACTTACTGGCAATGTCAGCATTAGACATACCATTAAGACGATTACGTTCTTCTTCATATTGTTCTTTATATTCTGCTGCTCTTTTAGCGGCGGCTTCTAAGTCTTTTTTGTCTTTTGCTATTTGAGCTGCTAAAGCATTTTTTACTGAGTCTAAACTAGCAATGTATTGTTTATCTTTTGCTATTTCTTTATTTAAACTGTCTATAGTATTGTAATACTGTTGCTCTTTATTATTAGAATAACGTGGAGTTGGTTTATGAAACCAAAAATACAACACAACTATTATAATTAATAAACCTACAACCGTTGATATTGTTTTCATATTACAATCCTAAATCAGACATCGTCTTAAGATCATCATTTACATCAAAATCTTCTTCTTCTAATGATGATCTCCATGTATCAAATTCACTTCTCATAGATTCTTCAGGACTTTTAAATCTTGACATAACATCGTTATCAGCAAATACTCCGGATGTACCTCTACCATCGTCAAATAAATGATATGTTGTTCCTTTAATGTCTTTAGCAATACCTTTATATTTCATGTATATTCTTCCTGATTCTCCTGATCCAGGTCTGCCACCTACATAAACATATTCTTTACCTACCACTAAATTTGAAGGATCTACTTCATTTAAATTTTCTTCTTTAAGTTTAACGTCAGTATCTTTTAGTTTCATTTCACCAAAAGCATGTTTTTTAAATGGTACGGCTTCTTGTACGTCTTCTACCTCATTTATTGGTTGGGGTTTGAAAGCTTGTACCATTCTTCTAAATAAATCGTTTGAAAAATTAATATTATCCATATTTACGTTTTATTATAAATATGATCAATAATCATTTTTACGCGATTTTCAGTTGAACCACTTATTTTTAATAAATTTTTAGGAGGATATCTTTCAAGTAAATTTTGAATTTGATAATCAATTTGGTCTCTATAATCACTGTTTGTTTCTCGTACTCCGTTATTTTCAATACTTACACCTTCCGGACTAACATAAATAACAAGATCATACTCATCTTTTAAATACATTGCTGCATGTTCAAAATCATACTTTTGATGATCAGGAATACTTTGTGCTAATGCTGTAAATGCACAAACATCCCAAATAGTTCTATCTGTGAGAACTCTAGACATCATAAGCTCTGCACTTCTTTCTGCTAAAAATACAAATTGTCCTTTTAAAGTTGAATCAGTATTCAAAGGAATACCCATATTCATTAAGTATTTACTTCTTTCTGTAGCAGTTTGATAATGAGCAAAGTGAAAATCTGCTCTTAAAGCATTTACTAACGTAGTTTTACCTACACTCATTGTACCTGTTAATCCTATTTTCATATTATCTCATTGATTGTTCGTAACGTGGATCTTTTGATGGTGGAATGCCATTAAAGTCTCTTTTAGCTTCTTCCCACTGTTCTTTAGTCTTTTGTTCTCCAAAAATGTAATATTCTGGTTTTTGTTTTTGATCTTTTGGGTAAATCAACGCAGGACCATCCCAATTGTGTAATACTCTACGTTCATCGTTGTTGAAGTAATGAATAACTTTACCATCAACGGTTTTCATCTTAATTGTTTGCATAACTTATTGTATATAGTTTAAATAAAAAGTGTTAAATCTCCATCATACCATACATCTTCTAGATAGTATTTGTCGTTAAGTAAAGACTCAGCAACATAAATACCTTGTGCACCACTTACTGTAATTCCTCTTGATGATAATGCATCTCCTACAAAATAAACATTTGGATATTTAGTAAGACTCAAATTTTTATAATTAACAAGTGGTTCAGGTGAAAGATATTTTACTTCAGGTACATAAACTCCCCAATCATCACCAAAATCAAATACTTTATTCATGTCATCAATGAAATTTTTAATGTAAGTCCAATACTCACCCATAGCTTCTTCAATTTGTGATGTTTCTACAACTGGATAACTATTAACCATTTCACCTTCTGATGTGATTCCTGCTACTCTTGATGGGCTGTAATATAATCCCGTTCCATCTTTTTGTAATTTAGACACAACATTACGACTCCACTCAAATGGATTTTCAATTCCTTTGATTTCCATAATAATACCAAAGTTAGTCATATTGTTTCTGTATTCTTCACCTTTTTTAGCATGACCATTATAAGTAATGTCACCATAAGTTTCTTCTACAGCAACATAAGCAGCGTTATTATTAGTACAGAATGAACGTAAACTAACATCATCAAACTTTTGATATAACTTAAAATCATAACTTACATCAATCAATTTTTGAAAATAATGTTGTGGTGCTTCAAATCGAACTCCAATCTGGACTGATTTAGGTTCGTCTGGTAGTTGGTATTGATTAGCTAATTGTTGAGCAAAATCAATTCCTGATTTGCCTACTGCAAATATAAGTTCATCATATTCAAACGAATGTTCTAGATCAGATTGTGGTACTATTACAGTTCCTATTTGATTTTCAAAGTCAATAGCTGTTACTTTGGCTTCCCATTCAAATTTAACACCTTTTTCTTGTAAATAAGTATACCAATTTTTAGCAATTTCATGAAGATAATTACTACCAATATGATACACAGGAAACATTCTTAAACCGAAATATGGTTTAATAAATTCAGGTTCTTCTTGAGGATTAGACAAATAAATTTCTGCTTCTTTAGGATGAAAACGTCTAAAATTTTCTATAACTTGATCCATCAAATCCATAGCTTTTTCTTCACCACAGTATTTTGATAATTGACCTCCAATTGCTGTGTGGTAAGTTAATTTACCATCACTCCATCCTCCAGCTCCTAACATTCCTTCCATTACTTCTTCAGGAAGTCTGTTGTGAGGATCTTTACCCATATCAATAATAGTAATATCTCCTCCAGGATAACCATTATCTACCAATTTAGTTGCTGCATTGATGCCTGCAACACCTGCTCCTACAATAACTATTTTCATGCTCATAACTAAAATATTATAATAAATTATTTATATTAAACCAAATAAATTTTCAATTTAAGTTTACCATTTCCCTTAATAGCTCTATGCCATTTATGTTTAGGAATGTAGATTGGTTTATTTAATGAAGTTGGTAATTCGTTGTCTAACTGTATTTTCCAATCTGTTTTGCCAATTATTTCAATTGTTCTGTCTTCATTATCTCGATGCCACATTAATTCTATAGGATCAATGTTTTCATCAAACTCCCTAATAATATATTTGTCAGTAACTTCTATATTAGTATAAGGTCTCATTTAATAGGTTCCCACCAATTTGTACAATATTCGTTAGCTTTATAAGGAATTTTATTAGTACCTGCCCATTCAACGTAATAAGTACTTGAACAAATTTGTTCTTCTTTATTCCACCATTTACAGTTAGCACAACAAGAACCTCCTTTAGGTACTTTTAAACCGGCTTTATGAGTAGGTGGTAAAACCATTTCACCAGGTCCACCATAATTTTCAGTAAGTATATTAGTTAACTTAAGCATTTTTATTTTTAATTAATAATTCACCTAAAACTTCTAAACGACCAACTTCTCTTTGAAATTCAATTTGAGACATGTCTAAAGAGATTTTTTTATAAGTTTCTTCAAATTCTTTTTTTGCTTTTTCTAAATCTAATTTACCTTCGCTTGCCTTTTTATAATATGGTAATTTAACTTTAAAATGATGCCAAGTTAAAAGTGCTAAACCTCCTTTTTTATGAGCATTATCAGCAATTTTTTTAGCTCCACCCATACGAGTTTGACTAAAATCTTCAAATTGGTTTTTTGCTTCTACTAGTATGTCTTTAAACTTAATCATTTTTTAATCTTTGGGTTTTTCTTTTAGATGCTTCTTTTTTAGCAGTAATATATGTTAATCCTTTTTTTAAACGAGCTTTTACTTCAGGATTTTTTGCTTTACTGTATGCTGCTCTTACACGTTGGTGAATTAAATTAATAATTTGTGATTGACGAGCATGACTTTTTGATTTAAATGATGATTTAGATAATGTATTTTTAATATCTTGAACAGTTTTAAATTTAACACCTACAGTATCTGTTGGATCTTCATCTGTATATAAACGACGACTTGATCCTTTTGGTTTTTTACCAGTACCTACTTTAGGTTCATTACCTTCTAGATATCCTCTTTTCACAGCTAAATTTTGATCATTAGTCCAAATATCAGATGCTTTGTATCTAATTTTTGACACCATATTTGCTTTATATGGTGGATACATTTCATTTAATATGTCAAGTAATTTAATCATTTTGTTTTACCCCATGTTTTACCTTTGCCGGGTCTTCTACATTGACTTGGGGTAGGACGACAAGAAGGATACTTTGATCTTACTTCTCCTTTTTTTCTTCCACAAGGTTTACATTTACCATCACGACAAGTATTACAATCTACCCATCCTCCAGTTTTACCTGGTGCTCCTTTTCGTTTAAACCAAGTTCTTAATGTTTCTTTTTTAGCTTCGTCTAATTTAGATTTTCTTTTTTCAATATAAGACTCAATATCTTCGGCTTTATAGCTCAATAATTGGCCTATTCTTCTAGCATCTTCATCGGTAGCTTCATATGATAAATAACCGTTGTATTTTTCTGCTATGTCTTTTAATTCATTAGCTTCATTTTCAGCTTCTTTTACATAAAAAACATAAGCTCTATGAGGATTTGAAGGAACTTTAACAACACCTAAATCAAATTTTTTTACAATGTCCCAAAAATTTTTTTCAGGAAAATCCATACCATCTAAAACTATAAAACCTAATTTTCGTTTTCCATCTAAAACAGTTTTTATAGAATCTTTATCTTCGTATGCTTCTTCAGCACTAATTTCTTCTTTTATTCCCTTCCAAATGTTTCCTTTACGACACCTAACAATAGCACCAGACTTATATGCTGATGGCTTACTATAACGACGATCTGCTATACGTTTACAGCGATCTTCGGTAAGTACTTCAAGCAATATATTGGTAAGTTTAATCATGTATAAATTATAGTTTTTATTTCATCTGTAGGTACTAACTTACCGCCTACACTTTCTATTTTTTGTTTTATTTCTTCAAAGTTTTTTGGTTGTACGGTTACTTTAAAACTTTTTGGGTTTTCTTGAACAAACTTAAAAAAATCATTTAATGTAGGAAATAAATCTGTTATATTATTACGGTCATAACTATATTTTTTTATTGATACAGCGTCACCGGGGATTTTTAAATACTGTTTCTTTTCTAAAAATGGTTTTAAAAATCCATATTTAGTTGATCTAAATGTTGTAACTTTTCTTAAAAATCTACGTTGGTTAAATATATAAATTCCAAATTCTTTTCTTATTCCCATTTCTACACTTCCATACTGTACTGCTAATCTTCTTTCTTCTTCTCTAGGTAACTCTATATTAAAAGTTTCTGTTACTGTAAAATCTAGTTTATTTACGTTATCATCTATTTTTATTTTTCTTAAGGCTTGAGTTAAATCAATGCCTTGAGTTAAATCAGAAGTAGGAGCAGCTGTAACTGTAAATTCATCATCTATGTCTACTCCTAAATCTTTTGCTTTAATAGCTGCGCCTTCTACAGGCATTATAATACCATTTTGCAATAAAGATTTTATAAATGTACTAGCATTACCTGTTCCTTTAATGTTAAATACTTTTTTAATGTCATCTACATTAAAGTGGTTTATGTCTTCTAAAGATTCTATTTTCAAAACAATGTCTTGAAATCTAGATCCTGAACCTCTAACGTTAGATAATTTACTTTCCCAGTCATCTGTTAAAGTATAAAACTTTTTGATTTGTGGCATTTCAGCCAAATGTCTTTTTACAGCTTCTACTAGTATTGCTTTTATTAAATTTCTTTTTTCCATATTACCAAAATCCTGAGTATGATGATTTTAATCCTAAAAGTTTACTGTATCTTGGAAGTCTACAGCTCCAATAACTTGCTTTAGTTCTATCTTTTTTATTAGGACAATCGTGACGTTTTGAAAAAGCTGCTCTTGCTTTAGAATTATTAATTTTAGCAGATAAACCAGTAGTATCACCAAACGATACTTTTTTAACTCCACCACCTGGTTTTCTTACGTAAACATAGAATTTTTTAGATCCACCACGTTTTGGTTTACCAATTGGAGGTGTTTTTTTCTTCTTATCTGCTTCTTCTAAATCTACTTCTTCTAATAATAAATCTATTGGAACTAACTTACCATTATAAAAGTCAAATGTGCCAATTTCTGTTTCTTCTAAAAGTTGTTTATCAGCTCCATCAAAAGTTATTTGTTTATTTTCGTGTAACCATCTAGCTTCTTGCCATAAGTCAAGAAAAGATTCACTACCATATCTAAATGTATTTTCAGTAATAGGAAGTTTTTGATAAACATGATATAACATGTTAGGACTAATTTTTTCTGGATTAGTCGATTCTGTCAATAAAGGAGCTTTAGGTCTAGTACAAGTTGGACATCCTAATCCTTCTAATAATATGTCTTTTAATTTAATCATTTTGGTCTGTTTATTGATTTTACTTTTAAACTAGGAAGTATACCTCCTGCTGAATTTCTCATGTCTATTTGATAAATAGTTTCACCTCCTTCAGGACTATTAGTAGTAACTCTTACTTCACATGATTTACTTGATATTGATGGATATTTTACTTTTACATTAGTTACTTCTCCAATAAGTTCATCAATGTCTTCTTTTTGATTTATGTCTTTTATGTAAAGTTCGCCTGGTCTGATTTGTCTTACGTAATAGTATCCATAACCATAGCTAGATCTTAAAAAATTAATAATTTTTTGTCCATCATAATCAGTAATATCTTCCCATTGTGACGGTATTCCTTCTTGTTTAACATTATTTTCTAAACCATCTGCTATTTTTTCAGGATTAACACCAGTAATTTCAACAATTTTTTTAGTTAAACTATCATCTTTTATAAAACTATCTTCATCAAAATAAATATTTTTATCTGGACTTTGTTTAATGAATTTTAAAGTTCCTCCATTGTAAACATAATCACCTTTTGGATCTTTTAATGAAATTTTATAATCTTGACCATTAGCTTTAATAATAATATCAGCTATTTTTGTGCCTATATCTTCAGGTTCTTCTAAACTTGGTTGACGTTTAGTGTCTATTTTACCTGTACCCTCTACATCATCTGGACTTATAGTTTGAGGATTAATTTCAAGATAATCAAAGAGTTGTTTTACTTCTTCATCTTCTATATCTTTTAATTCTTTACCTGTATTTTGTTTTAGTTTTTCTACAAATTCTTTTTCATAAGCTTCACCTTTATTAGCACCTGATGCTAATATTACACCAACAGGTCCAAATTCAGTTTCAAAACTATACATAGAAAATTTATTACTGCCATAAGGTTTAACATTTATACCTGTTTTAGGAGGAATAACTTTAATATTAGCGTCTGGGTAGAGAGTTTGTAGTAAAGCTTCAAACTGTTCACTAGGTATTTTATTTGGGTTTGCTACTCTTGAACTTTTGTTCATAGGTTTAAATCCAAATTCCTTATTTTCTTCAGAATTTAAAATTCTTTGAACTACTTTACCACTATTTTGACCAATAGAACCTTCCAAAAGTAAAACTTGTCTTAATGCTATACGAAACGCTGTTGGATATTTTTTACCTATTTCTAAAAGAGTCTTTTTTTTTGACTCAACTAAAGGAGTAGTTGTTGTTTCTTCTGCTGTAGGTAAACTTTCATTTCCTGTTGGTGGAGCTCCTTCTCCGCCTCCTTCTGCGAATGGATTAGATCCTTCAGAAGGTAATGGTGTTTCTGTAGATGTATTAGCAGTTGCTTCTTCACTTGGTTCAAGTCCTAACGGAGCTCCCATCATTAATAAGCGAGCTATAGCATCAATTGCTCTTCCTCGTTCTCCTACGTTTAATAAGTAGTATTTTTTACCAGCTATTTTAGCAATCCAAGTTCTTCCCATGTAAATCATGTAAAAAAACTGGTTATTATGTAAAATTACTTTAAAAGTTGTTGGAATAGGAGCAATAACATAAATACCTGTTATATAATCTAAAAAATCATTACTAAGTAATGTTTGAAGAGATTCTTTTAAGGTAGGATAACTATAAAGTATATAACCTATTGGATCTTCTTCAAATGTAGGAATTTTTTTAGTGTCTTTATTAAACTTTTCAATGTAAGCTTTATCCGTTTCCTTAGATGTGCGGAATTTTTGGTATTCTTCGTCGAATATTTTTTGAAAAGTTTTAATATTCATTACTTACGACGTAATTTTGCTTTTTCTATTTTTTCACCTTTAGCAACTCCTGCACCAAAAATATTTTTTTCACCTTTTTTACCAAAACGTTTAGCGTCTCTAGCACGTTTATAATCAGTATCGCCTCTTCCTTCATAGAATTGAGCACCTAAAATAATATCTGAGTCAGAAGAATGCATAGAAGGCATATCATCCATTTCTTCACTTTCTTCACCAGCTAAGTAATTGTAAACTGAATTTAAGTAGTCTTCTGCTTTAGTAAGTTTTGATTGAACCCATGCATCTAATTGTTCTCCATCGTCAATCATGTTACATAACTTATCAGCTAAACTTTTAACAGAACGAAGTTGACTATGAGCCATATCTGATTCGTCGTCTGGTTGTTTCCAATCGTCTTCTTCTAAGTCTTCAGCATCGTGATACATTTTTACAGGCTGTTCTTTCATAGTTTTTTTAGCAGCACGTAATGCTTTAAAATCGTCACCTGTAATTTTGTCTTTAGGTTCAGCAGCAGATGCTATTTTCTTTTGTTTATCAGACAGCTCATTAAACTCTTTTAAAGCTTGCTGCATGCGCCATTCTCGGATGTCAAAGTTGTTGTTAGTCATTTTTATATTCTGTTACTTCGGCGCCTAATACATTAGGCATTTTTTTACGAATGTTTTCTAAAATCTTTTTAAGTCTTTCAGAATTTACTTTACCTTCTTTAGTATTTACTTTTATTCCTGTTGAGTCTTTAACTTCAAACTTAAAAGGAGGTTCAACCATTTTAGATTCTTTAGCTAGTTTAGAATAGTTACTAGGATTGTTTAACCATTTCATAGCACTGTTTCTTAAACCTTCTGATTTAAATACAAAACCAGGAGTCAACACATCTACTATTTCTTTTTTTTCAGAAATAATACCAGCTAACGCCTGCATTCTTTTTATTTCTACTGCTGAGTGCATGTTATTTTTCTAATTTTGCCATTTCAGCATAAAGTCTTTTCATTTCGTTATGCATTTTTTCTATTTCACCCAATGAATCTTCATATCCTTCGTGTGTCATAGTTTCATACATACTTTTTACATTATTATGCATTTCGCTCATTTCAGCCATTAATTCTTCTTTTTTCTTTCCTACGTTAAAGGCTTCAACGATTTCTTTTAATTCGTCTTTAGCAGCTTTAGGATCGTTGGCGTAAAGAGCTTTTAAATATTGTTTTACATCTCCTTTAGTGCAACCAACTTTTGCACCCATTTTTCCTTCTTTTGTTTTCTTGTAAACACAAGATCCTTTACTTTTATACGGCATGATTATAAATATATTAATTTATAATAAATATTTAAAAGTTAATTTTTGCTTAAAATATTTTACTGATTTAGATCTTTTATATATATTATTAATAATACTTCGTGGATTTATATTTAAATATTCTGATGCTTCTTTTACCGATTTAAATGTTTTATTTAGTTCTACACATTGAACTTGTTTTCCATTTCTATCTGATACTAATTGTTTAAATCCATTAGGTTTTGATTTTTTTAATTTTTGTTTTGTTTCTTCTGATCTGGTCCAGGCTCCATTTCCTTTTTCTTGGTTTAGATTACATAAATTTTTATATCCTATTTGTTTACAAAATTCTGCTTCTAATTCAAATGCTTTTTCTTCACTAATATTATTAACTAATATAATTGTTTCAAAATCATGTTTATTTACAATATTTTTCCAATGTTGATTTCTATCTAACTTATACCATGCTCTTCTTCCTGTGCCCTTTCCAATATAAAAACATTTACCATCAGTTTTTTTTACATGAGAATATACATAGAATTTATTCATATAATAAAGTTTTATTTAATATCCAAATATGTGTCAATTTTAGCTCTTTGGTCAGCAATCCATTGTTTAGTTTCTTTTATTTGTTCTGGAGTTAAACCCTTACCATCCCAACTTTCTACTTCTCCAGTTTCACTCATAATTTTTTCAAAACCGTTATTAACAAAATCGTCAAATTCTTTTTCGGTTTGGTCTAAAATGTGTTTGTGGTTTTTAAAATACATGTTCTTCGCGTAGTCATCAAATGTGCCGGCCAATTTCATGTTAGTTTCTTCTCTAGTCACACATTTTGGACATTTATGCGCGAGTTTGTAAATATGTTTTACATATTCACTTTGTCTAGCTAATGGCTCATTACATTGAGGACAAGTAAGAGGCATAATATTTGTGTCTTTAAACTTAGCTAACTTACTTACAGTGCGTTTTACACCATTTTTAATAGTCCATGTTTTACCATGTTCATCCCAAACGTCTCCTTCTTGTCTTTTTACTTGAGATTCATAACCTGCTTGAATTGAAGTTCTGTCTCCAGTTTTTTTAGTAACAATGTTACGCATTCGCTGAACTTCACGTTCAGTAAATTCTCTTTTTAGTAAAGTTTCTTTACTCATATTTAAATTTATATAACTTTTTTATTGATTCTGTTGAGTCTTTTGGATTATTTTTTATTCCTGTTCCACCAGCTTCAATAAACTGACTAACATTTGAACCCATATCATCAATCAACATGTAACCTGGTTTTGCTTCTGTGTGTTTTTCTTTTGCTTGTTTGTAAACTCTGTGGTTTAGTGGAATATTTAGGTGTTTATCTACCCAAAGATTTTTACCTTTCTTAGCATCTCCGTTTGGGTCTAAACCAGGACTTGATAAAATCCATACTTCAAAATTTTTAGCTTTAGCTAATTCCATAACTTTATTGTAAAGTTGTTGTCCACCTGGATTCCAAGGCATTTCACTCCAAAACTTTACTTTACCTTTATTGATTATATCCCAAGCTTTACTTGAACCATATTTCCCAATGTATTCTTTAAACTCTAAACCTTCATCGTTGTATTTTGTAAATTGTTCATCAAAACCTGCTAATACTCCATCTAAATCAAAATAGATTCTTGTAATAGGAGGATTAGATTGTTTAACTTCATTTAACATTCCAATATTATAAATGTCAGGATTTTGTTTTCCATAGTCTCTCATTAAAATACCGGCAATAGCATTAGCATCATTTTCATGTTCACTACCAGTTTCACCTGAATCGGGTTGTAATAGCCCCATTTCATTTTGTTTAGCATGAACTAATTCATGAGCTAATGTGCGAAGAACATCTACTACGTTTCTGTTACTAGGATTGATAGATATGTGGTGATTTGACGGGACATATGCTCCAAAACTTGGTTGATCTTCACCATACTCATATCTAACCTCAAATGTAGGAGGATTATGAATTTGAAGTTCATTACAAGCATAAGCCATAAATTTTTCAAAAAGTGAAGTCTTGTCAACAGATTCAACTAAAGATAAAGTTTTATCTATAAAAGAATTTTTTAAATTATTAAGTTTTTCTAAGTAACCTGTGTTTCTTAAATTTTTAAATGCTAAATTTTCTAATGAATATTCACCATCTTCATCTAATCCAGACTGTCTAAAGTTTTTAAGACGTTCTTTTATTTTATTTGTAAGTTCTATTGCTTTTTCAGGATCATCTTTACCTATTTTTTCTAACTTATCTATTTGTTGTTTAAATAACTTTGCCTTTTTTTCAATTTCTTCATCAGGAATGTCTATTTCTACAAAAGATGGTTTACGTAACCACTTATCACTCATTAAACTATATTCGCCTCTGTATTTAGGATGATCTTCATTATCTTGAATATAAACTTCAATATTTTGTTTACCTAATTTTAAATCATGAACTCGATTCCAATTGACTTTTGCTTCATCAAAGTATTTTTTTAACAACTCAAGATTTTCAAATTTATCAAAATCAACAACAATGTGTAAATCTATGTCAGATGTTGGAGTATAGTTGTAATTAACACTACTTCCTGTTAAAAGAATATCTTCAAACGGCTCAGGTATTTCTAATCCTTCCCAAAAATAATTAGCTATTTTTAATAATAATTCTCTTACTTCTGGGTCTACTTTATTGTCATTACCAAAAATAATAGGGTTTAATTTATTTTGGTTTTTGTATTCTAACCATACCCACTGAGGTTGTTTTTTAGGATTTGGTTGATTACCTTCTTGTAAACTAGCTGGTTCAGGAAAATTAATATTTAAAACTCTTTGAATGTCATCTAAGTATCCTTTTTGTATTACTGCTTCAGGAAATAAACTTTTAAAGTAATTATATGTAGTATTATAATCGTTTAAAGCTTTTTTATCACCGGGGTTGTTTTTTACTTGAAGATATCTTTGTCTTAATTCAGCTATTGTAGCTCTAAAGTCAGTTCCACTAACTCTATCACCATCACTATCTATAAACTGATCATCTACAATCTCTTCTTGGACCCTGTCGCCAAAAGCTTCTTTTAAACCTTCAAAATATTTTAAATCATCTGCTTCTTTACCAGCAGCAGCGACATAAGCTTCTCTATTTAAATCATCTCCAAACCATCTATAAAGATCTTTAATTGGAGATTTAGTTTGTGAAATTTCAGCTACAATTTTTGGATTTGGTTGTGCCTTTAAGTAAATATCCCAAATTGCTTTACTTTGTTCTGCTGTAATTCCACCTCTTTTACCATGACCGATTAATACTTTTACTTGAGTAATGTAAGGTTTTGATGCTAGTTGTTGAGCTGCAGAAAGATGACCTTTATGGGGTGGTTTAAAACCTCCTGGATACCAACAAATTTCTGGTTTTTTGGCTACTTCTTCTCCTATTAATTTTCCTATTTCTGCAATATTCATGGTTTAGCAAATGTTTTTACTGCTCCTACTGCTTCTCTATAATTAAGAGGTTTAATAATTTTTAAAAACTTCTCAACAGTTTTAAATTGATCTTTAATATTTTTAACAGCATCACTAAATTTCTTTTCAGCTGCTTTTTTCTTTTCTTCTTTTGCTTTTAAAATTTCAGGATCTGGCAAGTCTTTTGATGTTTCTATGTCGGATGGTTTAGGTTTTTTAAAACTTGATCTGTATTTTTCTGGATCTTTTTGTATTAATTGTTTAAAATAATCTTCTAACTCACCTGATTTTAATACTTTTTCAAATTTATTAACATTTGCTTTTTCTCCAGGAGATAATTCTGTTTGAACAACTAAATACTCAATACCAGGGATACTTTTATAACTACTTATTTGATTATAAACTTTAGCCCAGTTATTTAACACAACTTCTTTAGGTAATTTTCTACTTCTATTAAAATTTCTTAAAAAACTAACAATAGGACTTCCGTAAAGTGTAATAACCATTACTTTATAACCATTTTGCTGAGCTTGATTTACAATTTCTGCTGTTTCTTTAAAATTTTGTCCTGTAGTATCATAAATAAAATTTTGTTTTTTACTTATAGCATCAGGAATAGCTTTAGTTCTTATAATAATATTATTTTTACTTATATTAGGTCTATCAGGATCATCTTCTGGGTTAAAAGTATCTGGATTAAATACTCTAAAATCTGAAGGTATATTTCTTATTAGATCATTTATTAAAGTTGATTTACCCATTCCTGCTGCTCCTGATAAAATTATTGCTTTTGGTTGGGTGCCAAAAACTTCTAATAATAAAGATTGCAGATTAATCATACATATAAATATGTTACATTTCTAGTTTTACTGATGTAGGCAATTTTTCAAATAAAGGTTTTTGATCGGGATTTTCTAAAATATAAATGTCGTAAATATTTTTAAACATAGTAAAATAGTCTTCTAATGATTTTTCAGGTTGAACAATTTCCCAACCATGACCTTGTAATTTATCTTCTTTACCTTTTCGCTTACTACTTTTTAACCACAAAATTCCACTTTCTTCAATTTTAACATCACTGTGTTCATTCCAAGCATTAGCGTAAGCTGATAATTGTAAATTATAACTGGTGTGTAAACTATTACTTGTTTTAGTGTCTAATAACCAAACTTTATCGTTCATTTTTACTATTAAATCACAAGTTCCAGCATATTTGTGTTCGTGACTCAATAAATGTATTTCACTAGCTATTAATTCAGGTTTACAAGTATTCCAAAAATCACTAAATCTCAATATCATTTTCCAAACTTCTAAGCTGTAATTAGCTCGTTTGTTTTCGTCTACCCAAACAATTTCTTCACCTCTTAAGAATCTTTCAATAGCATCATGAACTTGAGTTCCTTCTTCACTTGCTCTTCTAACAATAATATCGCTATTGTGACCTACGTCTTTTAACCAACTTTCAAAAAACTTGTTTTTAGGATAAAAACCTAAAACTGTGGTTACAGAAGGATAATAGTCTCCATTTTCTGTTTTGTAAAATCGAGAATCTAAAAAGTTAATTTGTTCTCCTTCGTGTTCAACAATTCTCTTTAAGTAAGGATGTTTTTCAATGTTGTGACCTTTTTCTATCATATATTCATTTTAAGTAACATAATGTCACTAAAAGTTAGTGGATTTGCATTATGTAATTTTTTTGTAAAAGTTTCAAAACCCATTTCACTTGGATCTTTATCATCCATATCAACCCAATATACTTCTTTACCGTAGTTCGTTAAGGTAAGCGCGTGATCTAACGCGTCTTTTTTAGCATCGCGATCTAATGCGATATAAATAGTTTTTACTAAAGATTCAACGAGTTTCTTCATAAGAGCATTAGAAATAGTTTTACCAAAGAGAGGAATAGCGTTACGGCGCACAGAAATAGCATCAAATGCTCCTTCAACAAGAATAATCGGCATCTCCCAAGAAATGAGTGCCTCAAAACCAATAATCTCATTTTTGTTACATTTAGGTGTATCATACTTTCTACTAGCATTCGGATCCATAGTTCGAGCCACGAAATAGTTGATACTATAGTTATTATCATAAGAGGGAATAATGATGCTATTAGCATAAGGTCCAGTAGATGCATATCCTATATTATATTTTATAAGTTCAGTTTCAGTAATGCCTCGTTTTTTTAAATAAACTTTAGCTCTTCTTGCTTCTAAACTAGTATCTGCAATTAAATGTTTGAAATCTTTAGGTAATTGAACGTCTGTGTGTTCTACTTTTAAATCTTCTTTAGGACTAACACCTAAAATACTTCTTAATTCAAGAGTTTTTTCTCTAGGTGTTTTGAGTTTTTTAAATAAAGTTGGAAGTTTAAGTCCTTTAACGTTACAAACCCAACAATGATATGGATTTTCACCTTTTAAATTAGTTTGTAGTTTTACTTCTAATTTAGGTTTATGGTGATTACAAAAAGGACAATTAAAAGCATAATTACCACTACTAGATTTTTTGCCTTTACCTAATACACTTTCAAGACAGTTTAATAGTAGTATGTTATCCATTACTACTAATATAATAAAAAAGGCTTGGAAAACCAAGTCTTATTATTTTTATTTATTATAAATATATTATTTTAAATTATCTAGCCCAAGAAATAGACTGTATTCCTTCTATTCCACATTTATCAGATTGCCTAGTTTTAACAAATAATGTAGTTCCAATACTATATGCTATTCCTACACCTTTATAAATTTTAGATGTGTCTAATTCTTCTTCTGGATTTTGTTCTAAGTATTTTTTGATTTTATCAAATAATGTTTTAGCGTCATATTGGTTTTCTTTTTTATATGCGTCTAAATGTTTATCATCTTTACAAAATTGTATAACTCCATTATTATATAAAGTTACTTTAATTCCTGATTTTTTATGTTCTGTACTATCTAAAACTTGTATTTGTTCTTCATTTATTTGTGAAGTTGATGTTAGTTTATTTTCTACTAAATATTTTTTTAAGTCAAAGTTATCCATAGTAATAAATATTATTCAAAGTCTCTTCTAAAAAATTTTCCTAAAATATTATCACAATAACACAAGTTATCTTGTAAACAACTATTTTCCATTTGAGCTTTTACTTCGTAGTATGTTAAGAGTTTTTTATTAGAAACAATGTAAAGTATTTCTCTAGAAAATTCAGTGTCTAATTTTCCTTTTTTAAATTCTAAAAAATCTTTACTTGAACCCCAATAATTTAACCAGTCACTTTCTTTTTGAATTACTTTTGTAATTGGTTTTCTACCAGGTCCTGTTTGTTCTAATAATTCTTTTTTAGTAAGTTTTTTCTTTATGTTGTGAAAAAGAACTTTTTTACCAATATAATATCGTTTTGTTTCTTTATGAACTATTTTATAAATAAATCCATAAGTAGCTTCAGGAAAATCTGACAGTTCACTGAAGTATTTAATGTCTCCTTTTTTAAAGTTAAACCACATGCTATGAGCGTTCATTTTACCAATCTAATTTTACCAAAAACGTCAAATCTGTTGCATTAGAAAGTGGAACAGGTTGTGACATTTTTGCTACGGCCAATAATTGATTTGAGTCATTGTAAAAACCTAATGATCCTACGTAAGGACTAAAATAACTAGCTGTTGCAAAATCTTTTAATTGATTGTCTGGATATGTGTAATAAGTGCCTGAGTAATTGTAAGGTATAGTACTAGAAGTAATCCACACAGATGCTGATTCATAAATAAATCCTAAGGATCCTGTTGTTAATGTTGGATTATAACTTGTATTAAATTCATAATCTTTTACTCTACAAACCATATTTTGTTCGTAAAGTATATAGCTATTTTGAAATTGTATATTAGTGAAAGAAGCTGACATTCTAGTCAATACTCCTAATCCTTGTTCGTAAAATATATTTCCTACACAACTACTTTGTGAAATAATTATTCCTACTGAGCCAGTAAAACTAGATCCTGACCATCTTAAATTATATTCTCCATCATCATAAATTAACCCACCACTTACTGCTGCTTGAAAAGTAGTAGGAATTACTTTATTAGAATATAATGTATTAGGAATATTAATTAATTGAATACTACTTGTGTAAAAATTCTTTTCTATTGAATATAAATTTCCTAATCTTAAAGCACCACTAACAGCATAATCAGTTGAAGTTAAATTTACAGTATAATTTACTGTTTGATAATAAGAAGAGGTAGATAAAGAATTTACAGGGTAATATTCAGGATAATAGTTAACTAGTACTGATTTATAAAGTAAATTACTGTAATTATAATCTGTCTTAACAGCTGAACTAGTGTAACTTCCTGTTTGAAAAAAGATACCGTATTCTATAAAATCCGATGCAGTAACAGACCATAACTTATTAGCTTCATAAGGTATGGTAAAGGCGTCACTTACATTTAATCTTTTTAATACGGTATCAGACATTAATAATCAAGTTTTACTCTAACTAAAGTTTCTTTAGTAAAGTCTTTTTGTAAAGGTTTACTTAATTTAGCAACTGCTAATAATTCGTTACTATCATTATATAAACCAATAGCTGTAATATAAGTTACAGGGCTATAAATTAACTGATTATAAATTAAATTACCATCACTATCAATAATAGTAGGATTAGCTGTGTAGTTATATTCAGCGTTTTTAGCTCTACAGAAAATAAAATTACTACTTAATACTTCAGCAGCTTGTAAACTAAAATCTCCACTGCTACTAATTAATTGATAAACAGTTCTGTTATTTGGATTATAAAAAGGACTTGGAGGTGCAGTACTAGCAGGTGTTCTATTCCACCCAATTTCTAATCCAGCACTACCTGTAGGACACTGTAATGCCATTGGGTTTAACATAATAAGTCCCATATCTGGAAATACATAACCATAACTTCCTGATACTGTTCCAGCTGAACTAAATACACTTCCTTGACTACCACTTACTAAAGTATAGTATTGAGTATTATTAATAAAAGTTGCAGTTGTTTGAACTTGACTATTATCTGTTAAAGTAAGTTGATTTGAACCTGTTTTTAAATTTAGTGTTAAACTTCCTGGATTAAAACTTTGTTTGTATCTTCCTCGCGCTACTGTTATTACAACAATATCATCTGATCCAGATACAAAATCAAACATAAATTTACTATTTTCGTCTCCTAAAATTAAAGCTCTATATTGACCATAAATGTCTTTAGTAGGTGTATAAGTAGGAGCAGCAGCGTTAAAATAATAACTTCCAGATCCTAAAATATTACCATAAGCAATAGCAAATTGATTTTCTGCTGTAGTTAAAGTTGATGCTGTTTGATAAACGTTTAAGTAAAACGCTCCAGTAGACCCAGTTTCTTGAGTTGAACTTGTAAAGAATTGAGTTAAAGTATATTGATTATTAGTCCATGCTGCTGAAACTACTATTTCACTACTTACTGTTTGATCGTCTAATGATAATACTGAATATGACATTATTATTGTTTTTTATTAACTGTGAATGGAATACTAATTCTTGCTCCTGAATTTCTACCTACAAAAGTAATTGTTGTAGTTACAATAGTTGTTCCTGAAGGGAATATATCGTTTAAGCTAGTAGCTGTTAAGGTAAATGAAGTTCCAATTTGTGAAATACTTAAAGGAGCACCTGATGTTGTTGGGGTAGGTGTTAAACTTGGTAAAGCGGTTGTATTAACTCCAGTACCTGTAAAACTACCTACTAAATTTTGATTTGAGATAGTTGCTAAGTAACCTAAAGGTTCAACACTTTCAATAGTTCCTAAATAATTTAATGTAGTAGGATTAATAACAATTGTAGCTCCTTGTTGTAAACTAATACTTGCTCTACCACCAATGTTTAATACAGGCAATTTTGCAGTACCACGAGGTAAAGTTACTAATTGATATTTCATATCTTGGGTATTATCTACAAAAGCTTGCAATAAAGGCATAGCTTCAATAGCCTCTCCATAATATGCTGATCCAGAAGGATGATTGGGATTGTAAAGAGTATAATCAATTTCATCATCAGATAAAGAAAATTGAGTAATTCTAAATGAACCATCATTACGAGCTAAAAGCTCTCTGCCCTTTGTTGTTAGAACCGCATCTACGGTTACATATTCGTTCGACAAGTATGCCATATTTATATATATTTAAATGTTATTTTTTGTTTATTATATTTTACTGATTTAGATAATCCTGATATCTGATTTCCTATTGTTCTTGAGTTTAAATTTAATTTTATACTGGCTTCTTGTAAACTGATGAATGTTAAATTTAATTCATTACAATAAACTGGTTTATACTTAGAAAGGTGAGGTTTTTCATTTCCTTTTCTTTTTTTAGGTTTTCCAGTCATTACAAAACTTCTATATTGTTTTTCATCTTTTGATTGAACTCTACCTTTATTTTTTTTACTTATTTTTTGTTTTGTTTCTTCTGATCTAATTTTTCCTTTGTTTGTTTTAGAAGATAATTCAGATAAAATTTTATAATCTAGTTTCATTCTTTTAGCTAATGCTAAACAAGCACCCCAATCATTTTGTTTTAAATGAATATCATAGTGTTCTTGAATAGATAATGCTATTAAATTATTAATATTATTATTTTTTTTATTTCCATCAATATGGTGTATATCATAAACCCTACCTAAATTATCTTTAGGAATAAAACTATGATGTTTTAAATATATTCTTCTATAGGGTGCCATATTGTGTTATATAAATATTATGAAAATAATCCTTTTGATGTTAAGTTTGAAATTATATTTGATAAATTATTTTTTAAAGTAGGACTCATGTATTTTGGAAGTATAAATGACGGTGCTAAACCTGGTTTAGACTTAACGGGGTTATTATTTAATATAATATAACCTGGATCAGAAACCAAACGTCTTATAGCAAAATAATCTAAGTTTTGTCCTTGAGGAGTTCTATCTAAATATAGAAATAAAGGAGAAGCATATGATATGCCAGAAGCTCCACTAAAATTATATGTAGTACTTCCTGATGTGAATGTATAATTATTTAAAATTGTAGCATCATATTCACCTCCTACAAAACCAGCTTTAAGAATTAAAACATCAGTAGAATTTGAAGCTGTTATTCCAGCAAAAGTACTTGAATACAAGGGTGCTGAGCTACTTACATTAAAAACTTCAGATGCTGAATATGCGAATGATGTTGGGGTTGTAGAAGTAAAAGATGAAGTTACTATATAAATGTTAGTTAATGTATTACCCCCAAGAGGAGAAGAAGAAGTAAAATTAAAAGTAATTCCATTTACTTTAAATGAACCTATACCTGTCGAAGCAGCACTAGCAGAAGCATAAATTAAACTTCCACTTACTGATCCTGTTGTTTGTAGTTCATAAATAGAGTTTATAGATGAAGACATAATTGTATAAACTTCATTTTCATTCCCACCAAATCTTATTTGATCATAAGGTTCTATAGTAAAAGGTAAAGGATTATTAAATCCACTTGAAGTTCCATTTGATACAACAGGAGTTTGAGCATACCCAGGTCCATAAAAATAACTTAAAGCTGTTGAAGCTGTTAAAACAGTTCCTTCAAAACTACTTGTAAAATAACTACTTGTTATTGTTAGTGGTGTTAATACACTACCTGATGTTATTTGAAAAAATGAATCACCATTAACATATAAATTATCTCTATTAAATCCAGCTGGACTTTGAAAAGTAGTATAAAAAATATCTCCTTGATTATATGAAGTTTGGGTTGTTAATCTAACTGTGGTGATATTTCCGGTTCCAGGAAGATCATCAGTAGATTGCGCTAATATTTGATTATTTTTAAATAAAGTAGTAATAACATCTAGAGCTTTTCCACTGGCAAACTTTTGATATTTTATTGAAGAAGTGATATCAACTAATGTGTTAGAATTTTTTGGAGCTGTGTAAATATAAGTAGATAAATCCCACCCACCAGCCTCATCAGTAATAATATTATTAAATTTTATTCCTTCAAAATCTATAGGATTATAATTAATTCCTCCATAAATAAAAGTTTCTAAACCTGTTGTAAATCCTCCTAAACTAGTGAAAGACATTGTAGGAATATAACCTGATTTTAAAAATAAACTATTATAAGATCCTGTGTCGGAGTGTATTATAGTTTCAAATCTTTTTAAAGGTTGATAAACAGTTGTTTCAAAATCTTGATTAAAACTTCCACTACCATTGTAAACAGCTACAGCTACTGGTGAATCACTTCCAAAATTTTGGTCTGTATTATACCAATAAGAAGAACTTTCTTCAGGTTTATAAACACTTCCTGTATTATCTATTAAAAGTTTTATATGATATTGTGTACTTCCAAATCTTTCTGCTAAGGTATTTTGAGCTGTATCAACAAAAAGAATATATTCTTGAGTTTGTTCAACGTTAGGATAAGTATTACTTCCTAAAAATGTTGTATCATAAGTAACAATACTAGAAGTATAGTTAAAAGTTTGGTTAAAATCTAAAGCTGTTGTTGAACTTCCTATTTCTCTACTTTTAACATATCCAGCATCACTTAAATTAGTATCTTGCCACTCAATAGATGAAGAAAATTGATTAAATACTCTATTATCTATTTGTCTTATATAACCATCAAAATCTACTTGGAAATTATTTGCTGGGCCATTAGTACCACATAATCCTAAAGTATCATATCCTATAGAATTTACAATAGCTTCTCTATAAATAAAGTTAGGACCAAAAATTGGGAATGGAGATGAACTAACAACATCACACAATACACCTATGCCATTACAATTTGTATAATTAAAATAAATATCTTCATCACCCTGAGCTGGGGTTCCACCTTGAGTTCCTAAGTTAGTTACTTTATATCTAACACAACTACCTAAAGCATTTGTATTAATAGATTGTGATGTAGGTAGTTTTTTAAATTTAAATTGAGATTGAACGTTTGGAACAACATTGTTATCTAAAGCATCCCAACCTTCATATTGTTCTACAAAAGCTTGACCTTCATTAAATCTTCCTAAGTCTTGTAAATAAAAATTTGTACTACCTACTGTTGTTACTTTGTCTTTACATGCTGTTAATTGTACTACTCTTTGTGTAATTCCAGAATCTACTTTAGTTTCTCCATTACAATCAATCCAAACAATTTGTCCGTCTGTAGTAACTTGATATTGATGGCAATCACAAATAGCTCTAGTAAATGGATTATTTTGATCATAAGCACTCCAAACTTCAATAAAACTTCCACTTAATTCTCCATCAAAGAAAGCTTCATTTATAGTTGAATTTCTTGAACAACAATAATCTCCTGAGTTAGATCCTACAATGGCTACTGTTTCTGTTTGACCATCATATGATGCTGTGTCAATAGTAGGTTCATATCTTCTTGTTTTACTTCTTTCAAGAATATGGGGTTTAATTACAACACCTGATGTATTATTTGCTCTACCCGGAATGTATGTTTCTAAATATCTAAATAAAGACTTATGATAAGTTTCAATTAATTGAATAAAGTCTTTATAATTATAAGGACTAACATATTTTTCAAAATAATCTTCTTGTAAAGTTTCTAAACCAGGATAAAAGTTTAAATCACTGTATCTTGGGTCTCCTATTATTTGATCTAAATTATAAGTAGTACCTAATTGAGCAATGATATCATTATTTATTTGATCTTGTGGGCTAAAACCAACTTGAGTTAAATGAATATCGGTAGTTCTACTACTTGTAGGATTATTATAAACTACAGATTTAACAAGTTGTAATCTATTAGTTGCTAATGTTTGACTTTCTATTCTTATTTTATCTGTATTTGGAACTGAGTATCCTCCTACGGCTGGTTGAGTATAGTATTGTTCTGTGGAATATACATAATCACTTGGTTGCCAAGTTCCATTAAAATATAAAAAATAATTTGGAGTAGAATGAGGTTGACTACCTGTTACAATGCCAAAATTAGTATATAAATCATTTCCTAAAGGAAATCTAAATATTAAATTATCATAAGCATCATTTGTAGTATTACCTACATAAGATTCTGGGTTGAGAGTATGGGCGTCTAATACAGATTTACTTAAAGGAATGGACCATCCTCTTAATTCTTGTAATTGAGAATAACAACTACCTAATGATAAATTTGAAGGAAGTGTAGTAGAAAATAATGGATTTACATTTCCTAATTCAATTCTTGTATTAACGTCATCATAAACAGGAATAGAGTAAGATGTAGAAACATTATAACCTATTTCACCATTTAATTCATTTTTTACATATAAAGTAGATCCAGTTCCTTCATTTTGCCAAATTACATTCCACCAATTATAGTCTTTATTACTACCTGTTACAAAAACAGGCACTGAAACACTTTGAGTTACATTTGTTGTATTAGTCCAAAGAACTACATTAGCATAATCATAACCATTTACTGTAGTTGGTTGTAAATAAATTACCCAATCAGCTGTAGATGGAGTAGTATGATTTGATCCTATTAATAATGTTTGGTTATTTGATGTATTTAAAGTAGTCGGTTTAAATCTAAATTCTAAATTTTGTATACCATAAGAACTAGTTGTAAGATTATCTATAAAACTATATTTAAATGGTTGAAATTGTAACGCTGCAGAAAATCTAGAATAGTTGTATTCTGCTGTGTTGCTTGTTTTATCTATACCACCAAATTCCATTGGAAATAAGATAGTATCAGGAATACCATAAAGAGTATTTAAATAATTAACAAATTTATCTGTTCCTTTACTTTTTAATAATGTAGGTAAGTTAGCATATATTCTTTTAAATACACTTTTTGCTTCATCTTGACCAGAAAGTGTATATTGTGATGCCGTTATACCTGTTTGCCATGAAGCTGTTTGAAAATAAGGACTTCCTTGTTGGTTTGTTCCATATAACCATGTATAAAGATTATCTTGATCTCCATCAGTATAAAGTTTAATACCTAAACTTTGAAGAGCATTTCCAACCATATCTTTACTAATACCATCAGCTAATGAGTTATCTGCTTTCCATAAATCAGTCATAGCTTTGATATAAAGCCAAATCTCATCAAACATTTGACCCATTGAATACACAAATGGTTCTACATTTGAAAAAGTTGGACTTTCTTGTAAGTATGTAGGTAATGCATAAATTAAGTTATTATTGTTAAATTCATCATAATAACTTGCTGAGTAGGATTGGTTATTATACCAAATAATAGATTCTGTAGATCCGGTTGTTTGGTTTACATAAGGAAGAGTTGTATTTGATTTAGGCCAAGCTGTACTACTTGATTGATAATACAAATATTCTTCATAGTTTGTAAAACCTTGAATTGTTTGGTCTATTATAGATTGAGAAATAATTCTGTTTAAATTAGTAGAAGGTAAACCACTTATTCCACTTTGTAAACTCTGTATTTTACCTAGTTTATATTTAAAAGTTTCTAATTGTTGTTGAGCTGAACCAAAGTGAACAAAATTAATATATTCAGTATAATCTACATTTATTGTTGGATTACTACTTGATATAAAAGCCAACATTGTTTGTAGTTCACTAGATTGAGTTAAATTTGTAATTTGATTAAAATTATAATAATCACTTGAACCAATTCTATAACTATCAACATCTAAAGTAAAATTTGCTTCTCTTAAACTTGGAAATGTTACAGAAGAAGAAATATTAGATGTTAAAATAGCTTGATAACTATATGTATTTACTACTTTTTCTACAACATTTAAAGGACTATTTACAATAATGTTTTGAGGAAGAGGATTTTCTAATTTAATAATTACTGTAGCTGTTCCAAAAACATCTTTTTCAGCAGCTAAAGATAAAGCGGTGGTTAAATTATTATTTCCAAAATCAAGATAATACTCAATAAAATAATCTCTTGATTGAATTAAATCTATATAAGCAACAGCATTTGAAAAAAATAAATCGTTGTTTGTTGTTGTTCTTACTTTAATTTCTTTTCTATCTGGGGAAATTGAATAAATAAATAAATCTAAATTAGGATTTTGCGTTAATAAAGGTCTTAAAAAATTATAGACCATATTATATGTACCTAATCTAAAACCAGCACTTTCTATATCATATGCTGGGTCAAAATTAATTTCTTTATTTTCGGTAACACTATATTCTTGAAAGTTTGGATTATTAAAAACTAATGTACCTAAATCTGTATAAATAAATAATTGTACAAAATCCCCAGATACGCCAAAAAATCTAGTCATTTCTGTACTCGCTACAAGATTTTGCTCTTGTTGAGTTAAAATATTATTATTTACGTATGTTGGATTTATTTGTACAGGCATTAAATATTTGTATTAAATTCGTTTATTTGTTCTTGTAACTGTTTATTTTGTTGTTGTAAAAAATTTAACTGTTCTAATAATAAATTTAAGTCTAAACCTAAATATTCACTACTTCTTTCTACAAGAGTAGTATGTGAATTACTTCCAGTTAAAGGAATTTGATAAAATAATATATCATAATTTTCAAAAAAACCATCAACAGTAGGAATATTATCTATTACATCAGTAGTAGTATTAGGATTTACAGCTACACTAAATCCAGTATCTACTACTTTATTAATATCTTTACTATATATTGTTTTTTTAGTTGATATAGTTATTTTACTCATGGGAATATAGTTTGGGAAACTTTAAATTTCATATCACTATCATCTTTTACATATGTACTTCCATCAATATTTACTTTAACTTGGATTGTATAAAATCTTTCTGGTTCTAGTGTACTCATATCTACATTGAAATAAGATCCTGTTTTATTTGCACTTATTAAAGTACCAGGATTATTAAAAGGAATAATAGTTTCATTAGTATCTACATCAATAATTTGATAAAAACTTTGTGAAGGTAAAGTTTTATTAAATTCATATAATGAAGAAGTTACAAACTGTCTTTGAGGATATTTATCTCTTGAAGCCACAGTAAATCTAACGTTACTTTCAGCGTAATAAACTCCATCATTATTTCCAATAGACATATCAAATACTTGATTAGTTTGAATTTTTGTTAACTCAGGATCCCAAATTTGACTTTTCCAATAAAAGAATAAAGAAGGAGGATAAATAGTATTAGTATCTCTACTAAAATAATCTAAAGTATATTGGTAATTTTGGTTATTTTCTACAGATTCACTAACTCTTAAAATAAATCCTTTATTAGGTATTAAAGAAGAAGACCATTGATTTATAATAGAAGTTACATTAATGTATAAATCTTGGGGAGTATATTGAGAAATAGATGTTGTAGCATAACTACTTGTATACCAAGATCCTCCACCTACAGAACCTGATAGAAAAGAACTTGTAGTTCCAGATCCAGTAAGCCAAAATTGTCCAGCTTTAGGTCCTAACCAACTACATCCATTTATAGTAGTCGGATCGTTTGCTAATCTTCCAGTTCCTTGATCCCATTCTTGAGAAATAGGATTAACTACTATTGGAACTACTGTTGGTAAACTTTCTACTTGTGAAGCATATATTTTTAAATAAGCTTCCCAACTACCAGACGCTGCGGGAGTTGTATTTACTTTATTTAAAATATCCATTATTTCAGTTTGGTCAAACTGAATAAGTATTCTAGAAGCATTATATATATCAGGTTTAGTAAATTCTAATATAGGATCTAAACCAGTATTTGTGGTTGGAAATAATGAATATAATGTTGCGTCTTTAGAAGGGAATAATTGAGAAAACATATATTATAAATATTAAGCTCCAACAACTCGTCCTAAAATATCACTATCTGGGTATCTAATTTCAAAAATCATTGGATCTAAACTAGGATAAATAATACCTCCTAAAGTAGCTCCTTGTAAATCATATGTATAAGGACTGTAAATTCCACCAGCTTTATTAGTAAATTCTATATTTTTTACAGCAGCAACTCCATTTACGTTAGCACAACTAATACAATTTTCTACTTGACTTAATATAATAGGTTGATTTATTGACCAATTTTTAATATTAAAAAATTCTTTTAGGGCATTAATACAACCAATTAAAACTTGCTGTGCATTATAACCTTGTAATACTTGTATTTCAAAATTAATACCAATATTAATATAAAAAGCATTTTTAATTGTAACAGCATCTGTTAACATTTTATATTGACTTAAATATGTTTTTAAATTTTGTTTTACTGCTAAATTAGATGTAGTTAATTTACCATCGTTATTAGTTGATAATACATAAGCACTTAATGCTAAAGGATTCATATTAACTAAACTTTGAGTATTATCTCTATCAGCGTTTAAGTTTAAATCCTGAACTACATAAGCTTTAGCAATATATCCAAACTCATTAGGCATACTAAGAATTCTTACTAAGTAATCATCTTTTGTAACATTTCTTAATTGAGTAGGAAAATTAGATAAAGCATTTAATCTTATTTCTTCTAAAGTATCTCCAGGTCCTCCTCCAGTTGCTCCAATTGTATTGTTAAATTTGATACTTTCTAATACTGTTTGTACTGTAGAACTATTTAAACCGTAATCATTTAATTGAGCATTTGCTGTTACTAATTGATTAACATCATTAGCAGGAACATTACTTCGAGCTCCTCCACCAACAATATAAGTAAAAGTAATTGTTGTATTTACTGGGGCTTGACCATACTCGTTTGTAAAGAAAAAGTTTGACGGATCAAAAGCTGTATTAAATGCACTAATTCCATCTTGTATTCCTAAACCAACATTATCAGGATTAGGAATAATTAATTCACTGTCTTTACCAGAAGTTCCTGCTCCAAAACTAATTTCTAATTCAGTATCACTTACAAATTGAGCTGTAAATCTATTGTTTACTTTTTTAAGTCTCAACATAAATGGAGCTTGATCATTATATTGAGAATAATTAGGTTCAAAAACACTAATATTATAAGTTTTATCTATGATTGTATCTTGAGCTAAATAAGGTACTTCATACCATGTATTTCCATCACTATCTACAGCTTCAAGAATTTGAATTATGTTTTCATCAACTAAAGTTACTTTAGCAAATTGTTCTAAAGTAGTAAAAGGAAAACTTTGAGTTTGAACAGTTCCAGAAAAAGCTTCTACTTGTTTTTTTATAACATAAAATAAAGGATCAGTAGTAGCAGTATAATAACTATAAACACTTACATCTGTAGGATCAAAACTACTGCTGTAGTTAAAATCTACTAAATTTTGAGTTAAAAATACTATATCGGGTTGAGAAGTACTACCTACTTGCGTGTTTTCGGGTATTCTTACCGCATATCTCCAATCAGGCAGATAACTGTTCGCTGCATCAGAAGGTATTAATTGATATACGTCTAAAACTACAGTAGAAGGTCTAGTCATTTTTGGACTATATCCTAAACTATAAGCAATAGGAAGAATATTTTTTCTTTCTTTAGCTTCTAAAAGTAACGTTTCTTGTACTTGAGTATCAGTGTAAAAAGATAATACATCTCCTACATATGCTGATAAATCAACAAACATATTACCAGGTGAACTAGGACCAAAGTCAGAGTAGTTTTGATAGTTATTTTTAATATAATCTACTAAAGCCTGTTGTAGTTGTTGAAAATCTTTATTTAAATATTGTATTGCCATTATGATGTTGCTATTTCTACATTTAATTCATCTACAATTCCATTAATAG